ACCGCAGCCGAGATTGCTTCCCACTGCACGTCGGTCAGGCCCAGCGCCAGCGCGAGACTGGCGACGCCGGCGTAGGTGCTTGGCTCTTTGAGCCGGTTCACAAGCCAAGAAACAAACTTCATGTCACTCTCCTTTGGGGTATTGCTTCCACGGTAGTTCCCAATGTGGGCCGTCCTTGAAAGTCCGCCAGTCGCCGCCCCAGACAATCGGGACTTTTTCGTGCGCCGCGGCAGCCTTCACGATCTTGGCCAGACGGTGGTACAGCGGCCAATCCCACGACACGGTGCCGCCGATCATCGGCGCCAGATCGACGGCGTGGCCGGTCAGGTGCCGGGAGTTCAGCGTGCGGGTCGCACCCTGCGCCAGCAACTGCTTCTGCCTGGGCAGCGTCCGCAGCCCCTCCAGCACGGTGAAGTCCAGACTGGACAGGGCGGCAGCGCGGCGGACAACGCGCACCAGATCAGGATGCACGTCCTGCAAGCGGGCGATAGACCGGGGGCCAAGGACAATGCTCATTGCGTAACGCCCATGCGTTTTCCATACCGGAAGGTATAATACCACAGAAGGTCGATCACAACCCAGCCTTTCTGCGCTTGTACGTCAGGAAGTCCGCGCCTTCCTGAACGTCCTCAAACACGCTGACTGCCGGGGCAGCGCCGTTGCGCGGCGTGATGACCGTGACGACTGACTGCCCGCTGCGCTGTTCTGCGAACTGGCCCTTGAGTGCGTAGTCGTCGCTCTCTTTGTAGCCCTTGGCGCGCACCAGCGTGTAGCGCCGCCCGCCGGCAAACTCGCCTTGGCCGGTGCCGAACGTGTGCCGGTGGAACGCAGCGTAGATGTCGGCGTGTTCGTCGATCATCGCCGCCCGCTTTAGGCCGTGCAACTCGTTGTACATTGAGTGGCCCTTGAAGTCGTGCCGCGCCCAGACGCGGGTGACGCCGCCGCACGGCGACGCCAGTTGCAGCTTGGCGTCCCAGTCGCGCATCAGGATGCGTTCGGTGTTCATGCCGTCGAAGATGCGTTTGCCGTAGTTCCATGTGTCGTGGTTGCCCAAAATCCACACCAGCCAGTTGACGCCTAGATGCTTCAGCGCCCACTCGACCAGTTCCCAGCCTTCTGATACCGTGGCGGACTGTTCGCCATACAAGCGCTCCAACTTGCCGACCCAGTTGTTAATTGAGTCCCCGCCGTTTGCGCCATACAGCCCTTCGGTTTCCGCGCAGGTTGTGGCGTCACGCTCAAAGCCGACCAGATCGCAGTACGGATCGTCAAGGTGCGGATCGCCAAACCAGCAGATGGCGTATGGCCCTTTGATCGGTATCCGCACGGTCTGCCATGCTTGCGCCTGCGCGTGCGCAATCCGCAAGGCGTTGCGCTTCTTCATCAACGCCAGCCGCTCTGCGAACGGCAGATCAAACGGCGGCAGCGGGTCTGCCTTGGGTCTGTCGAGCGATAAAACAGCGGCTGACCGTTCCAGATGGCGACGGCAGGCGTTTTGGACAGCCGCTTTACTGACGCCCAGTTTACGCGCTGCGGCGCTTTGGCTACCAAGAACGGAGGCTAACTCAGCTATCTTAGCGTCGCCCTTTGGGTCAACGTCATACTGATTGACTGCCATAAATCACCTTGTGAAGCAGCCTTTCAGACAGACTGCGGTGGTTAGCTAATCTTTAGTACGATAGTGAGCAGCAGCATGATGATCGTGCCCGCTGCACTTACGCCAATGTTTTCAAGGCGCTTTAAACGAGCGCACAGGCCCTCATAGCGCAGCGCGCAGACAGCCTCATGCGTGGTCAGGCGCGCTTCGGTTTGGTCTATCTCAGCCATTTAGGATCTTACCTTACCATGTAGCGATTGCTACACGCTTCCATGTGTTAGTAGCGGTACACACATAAATATAGTTGCTGTCCCAAGTAATCGTCCCTGCGGCCCCGGTAGCTGACGCACTGGCCGGCGTGGAAGAGGTGCTAAATATTATAGTCCCAGACAAGCTTGACCCAGTGCCGTCGCATAGAATACGTTGCGTATTGTTGGCTGAAATTTGAGTTTGACTACTCGTAGCAGCAAATACGTTTACTCCACCAGCGGCAAAATTAATTGCAGTTCCGGACCGGTACATGCCCATATTTGTTGCGCCGGTAAAGAATATTGACGGGGCAGAAACTGAGCCGTCGTTGGCCGAGAACGTGCCGGAACCGCCGCCACCCGTGGCGTTAATGGTAACTGCGCCCGTAGAACCTGAGATGGTTACGTTTGTGCCAGCGACGATGCTGGTGACGCCTGTGTTGCTAACGACCACTGCGCCGGTTGTAGGGCTGACCGAAATACCAGCGCCAGAGCCCGATACGCTGGACACCGCGCCGCCACCTGACGGGGCCTGAGAAACCCAAGCAGATCCGTTGGACGTAAGCACATTGCCTGCGGTGCTGGGAGACACTGACGTAACAGCCGACGTGCCAGCGCCAATCAGGACGGCACCTGAAGTAAGCGATGTGGTGCCAGTGCCCCCGCCTTGAACGCCAAGGGTGCCACTAAGGGTCAGAGTGCCGGAAGTAGTGATTGGGCCGCCAGTAAAGGAAAGCCCGCTGATAGCCGTGCTTGCGTTGACGCTGGTTACCGTGCCACCGCCACCGGCAGTGGCGTCGATAGTGATGCTGCCAGCGCCGTTGGTGATGGTAATACCTGAGCCAGCGGTTAGCGTGGTCTTGGACAGTGTATTGCCGGTGCTGTTGCCGATCAGCAGTTGCCCATCGGTGTAGCTGGTCTGGCCTGTGCCGCCATTAACGACAGCAACGGCACCCGTAAGCTTCGAGGCGGCCAACGACGTGATCCACGACGGGTTGGCGTAAGTAGAGCTAATCAGAGCGGCATTGGTTGTGCCAAAGCCAATATTGGTGCCGTCTGAAATAACACCGACCGTGTAACCCTGCGGAAGAGTGGCGGTGCTTCCGCCGCTTGCCGAAGAAAAGATAATTGAAAACGCACCTGAGGTGTTATTAAAAATATACCAAAATCCACCTACACTCGCTGGTAATTGATAATTGACGTTTGCGGTTAGTGTCCCTGTGATAACAATAATGGGCGCTTGATATTGCGATACTGTAAGCGTTACAGTTCCAGAAGCACCAACGGCGTTTATAGCTGTTGTACCGCCAAAAGCCTTATCGATGATGTCCCAGTCGCTGTTGACCGGCGTTGACCATGTATTGTTGTAGTCGCCGTTGGCTGGCTTTTCGATATTCTTGTTGGGGGTATACGAACTGACCATTTAAGCCTCCTCAGATAGCTTTTTGCGCGACAGCCAGAGCGTTCGCTATGGCGTCGTCGCGTTCATTCAGCAGAGGCTCCGTAGCCTTGTTCGACGTCTTTTTAGCCATTTTTGCCTTGTTCATCAAGGCCGCTACCAGCGGCTCAATGCCATTGACCTTGCCGCCAGCCTTGTAGGCGGTGCGCCCGCCGTAGGCTTGGGTTTTCGGGCGCAGAGAGGCTTCATATTCTTCGGGCGAAACCACTTCGGGCAGGGTGGGGCCATTAGCCTGTGGCTGGGGGCGCAGGGACGCCTCGTACTCTTCGGGCGAAACCACTTCAGGCAGGGCGGAAGCTTGAGGCACCGCTTTCGGCGCTAGCGCTGCGGCAACAGGCGTCTGGTAATTGGTCTGGGCTGCGGTTGCGATGCCGCCGGCAACAGTAGCCGGGTTCCGCACGTCTGGCGCTTGAAAGAGAGGTGTGCGCGGCGCACCCGCAAATTCAGCCTGAGCAGCGCGGGTGGCAGCCATACGATCAAGGCCAGAGCGGACAGCGCCTGTGGCAGCGCCGCCGACCGCGCCGCCGACCAACCCCATTCCGGGCAGCCCGGTCGCGGCACCTATTGAATAGCCAGCAAGGTTGCCCGCGCCAACCGATGGGATGTAGCGCTTGATGTTTTCTGCCATCGTTGGGACGGCGCTGTTGGGCGTGGCAGCAGGGGTTTGGACAATATTACGCGCCGCCTCCGTGCGCGCAATAGCGTCTGGGTCATATGGCGCTGGGGGCCTTGGGGGAGCATTTGGGCTTGCATCAGGAAGCCTTGGATACTGCGCACCAAGCCGGCTTGCGTTGCGCGCGTTAGCCCAATCTTTGGCCATTGCAGCCCCATCGCCCGTGAAGTTAGGAGCGTTTTGGATCGTGTAGTTGTCGATGCCGCGATTGATAGCCGCAAGAACGGCTGCGTCGTCGCCTTGGGCATTGGGGAAGTAGTTGTTGACGTTGCGGCGAACGGAGTCGATCCCCTCAGGGCTCAGGCGATTAGGCGAGGGCGGAATGTTTGCGCGATTGGAAACGGCGTTAAGATATTGAATTTTCGCAGGTGCCGTTACAGGCGTCCCGGCAGCATCAACCCATTGGCTCTTGCCATAATCAAAACTGTGCCTTGCCCCTGAAGCGTCGGCAGCGGTCAGTGGCTTTGCCCCGGCAAGATTGTCGAACTGATCAAAAACGCCGGGGAAGCCCTTTTCTCCCCGAAGGGCCTTTTGAGACTGCGAAAAGCGCACATTCCCCTGCACGTCAGCAAGGCTCAGGCCCATGGCAGACAGTTCATCTTCAATCGAACTTTTGACGCCAGTCGAAAAATCAGACGTGTTCGTAAAAACGCCGCGATGGCTTTTTGCTTGCTGATACGCGCCCTCTATGTTGTCTTGCATATTCTGTGCAAGGTTTTGGCCAGACCGACTACGAATATTCCCTTCGGCATCGACGTTGCCGGCCATCGCTCTTTCGCCGGTTGTCATGGACCGCGTTGCATCAATGCCTTGAGACTTTAATGCGGCCTCCCTGATCGCGGCTGGGCTGATGCCTTTCTCATTGATGACGCCCTGAACAACTTTGCGCATTTCAGGGCTGCTAAACAGCGCAGGATCTACACCGGCTTCCTTAAACGCCCGCTGCATTTTAGGACTATAGTCGCCTGACTTGGTGAAGACAGTCGGCTTTACGCCAGCGGCCCTGAGGCCTGCACTGACGGCAGGCGCTACGGCCTTGACGCTTTTTGCAATGGCATAGGGCGCGATGTTTGTCGCAATGTTACCAGCCTTGGAAACACCCTCAATTACCTTGCCCGCCGCCGATATGGGCGCAAAAGCCGACGCTGCCATCTTTGCCCCTGCAAATTCGGGGAAAGGGGTAAGGATGGACATGGTTTCCATAGGGTGTTGCGTCAGGTTTCGCATAAGGGCGGCGCTGTCGGGCCGACGCACTCCGTCCTTATCGACGTAGCTGTAATGAGAGGCGAGCTTACCGTAATTTGCCTCTGCTTCTTGCCGCCACTTAGCAAGCTGGGACGGGCTCATTCCCTTTTTCTCAGGCCACTTGCCGGTCTGCTCCTTTGTGCGGGCGTCGTAAATGCCGGCAAGCATGTCGCCAAGTTTGACAGCGCCTTTGTACGTCCCAACCGGATCCGTGACGACAGCCTTGCCGGCCCCGTACACGCCCTTGACCAA